CTAAACGCGTGTTCTTCTGTTCTTGGAAACTGACGATAAAATTCATTTAAAGCGTCTTGGTCATCTTTCATTCCTTCGGCTTCATTGTCCCAATGGTTTATAACTCCTTGTTCTATTTCTAATCCGTGTGGATCAAATGTTTGTTGTTCAGGATCAGTGAACACAGGTCGTCCGAATTCATCAATGAATCCTTCGTAATTCCATTCCATAGGAATAAACAAAGAATATAATCCCGACTTAGTTTGTCCATTTCTGTTTCGCTTGGTAACATCTGAATCATTATATAAATTTTTAAAGTTATCACCTCCTTTATCTAATGCGTTAGATGTACTTCCCATCATGCACTTACCAACTATTCTACTACCTAATCGTAAACACGTTTTTGTAACTCGCCAGTTGTTTTTTATGTTATCAGGTCTTTCCCACTTACCACTTTCATCATGAACTAATAAACTTAGTTTTTCACCGTCATAACTATTATCACCTGTATTTTTCCAATCTATGGTTGTATCTAATCCTTCAACATCATCCATCTCTTCACGTTCACGTATTTTTTTACGAGTAAACTTTTTTGCTGGCACTCTGTAAGCGAGCTCGGACTTTGGCCGGTCCATACCGTCCTGTATTGGTTTGAAGAAGAAAGGGTAATTTAAACTAATCGGTACTACCTTGTCGGTAAACATTTTCTTTGCATCAGCACCGGTTTTAGATAATATCCCAAATCTACTATCACTAGCTAATGTGGCTAGGTTAACAGTTTCAGCTGAACTCATAAAAGAAAAACCAGAACGTCTATTTTTTAAATAGCACATACCGTAACTTCTTTTATCTGCTTTACAAGCTTCCCAGAATATAAAGAATAATCTATTTGCCTCTCTAAAATCTGGTGCACCAACATCTATTTTACTCCATTGTAAATACATGTAGTGTGTTCCTGTTATATAGGTTGGTTCACCGTTGTTCATGAACCAGAAACCTTCTTCTCTTCTTTTAAACTCTTCATCTATATATTCATAGTGACTTTGTTTAAAATCATCTGGATAATCTTGCCAGTCAAATACAGTTTTAATTTTCTTAAAAGCTGGATTAGCTGGAAATTGTTTCCATTTTTGCTCTTCTTTTTTATCGCTACAAGAATATATTTTTTTAGGTTGATTAGGTAAAGCTATTTGCAAACCTTGTATTTCTATAATATCACCAATCATACCTGTCTTAGATATAACAACAATATCATTTTCTTTGTTATATCCATACTCCCACTTTTTAGATTTGTTTAATCTTTTTATGGTAGTTAGTTTTACTGGTTCTACTATTTTATATAAACTTTGTTCGTAATTCATTTTGATCTACCTTCTGCAAAGCCTTTAAATGTTGTTTCCTTTTTTTCTTCTACTTTACCTTCAAGCATATTCTCTTCTTCATTTATACGATTAAGTATTTCAAAAGCATCGAATATAGCTAGTTTCTTTGTAGCAGCTGCATTTTTTAATCTGTCAGCTGATATGTCGTCGTCTGAATCAACAATAGGTTCTTTAGCTACTTTAATTAATTCTTCAACTGCTTTTTGCCCAGCTTGGATTATACTCTTCTTCGTTTCCTTTATATTCATATTTAATTGTAATAAATTTATTCATAACCCTATATAATCTTTCTCCATTAACGATAAACTCGTATTCCATGCTAGGTGCAAAACCTACTAACTCTTCTTTATTAAAGCTGCCATCAGAGTATTTGATAATACCAATCAATGGTCTTTCTATTTCTACTTCTAGGTTATTAATAGACTTTAGCGGTTTAACAAAGCTATAACCAGGCATAGCAGACCAATCGTCTTTTTTATATAAATATATTTGATCTTGTGATATTATATATTTATCTTCTTTAAAATAAGATCTACTATTCTTTTCTCTACCTTTTACATCGTGCCATCTTCTAAAGACATTGTGATGTACTATTACTTCATCACCTACATTTAAAGGTGATTGAAACAATAGTGGAGTAGCGATTATCTTTGCAAGTCTGTTTATATATTGATGATTAAATATTTCAGTATTTAATATCAACTCTTGTTCTCCAACTTGTACACTATTATTATAGCGATCACCTATAGGAGAAACAATATAGTCTTTGTAGGCATTCATTAATACTCTAAATTATACTCAACTGATATAGCCATATTCTTATTAAAATCTTTCCAAGGTATAACAACCTCTTGTTTTCTAATATAAATACAGTACTTATCTTCCTCTTCTATTATATCACAGATTTTATGACCACCATAAACTTCTTGATCTACAGCATAGTGCATTGAATCGTTTTTATAGTCTTTACCTATAGTAATTTTTCTTATTATATTATTTTTCATCTCCATCCCAATTAATAGTTCCATCAGCTATATTTATGTCAAATGAACCGTATTCTTTTGAAAACATATCTTGCATTTTAACTATTTTATTCTGTGCAGCAATTATCTCATGAAGCATATTGTGCTTTTGTCCTTCAACTTGCCCTACTTTAAATTGTAGGTTATTAATTGAGTTTATCACTTGTTGTAACTCTTCTAAATGTTCTTTAGATATTTTATCTACCCTAGGTTTTAATTCAACCGTTTTTTCTTTTTTTGCCATTATATTTTATTTTATTTAATTATTAATTATTATTTAAGGACAAGCTATTGCTCCAGGGGCTTTTACTTCTCCATTTGTGATCTGTATATTGTAATATCTTCCTCTATCAGGACCTACTTTAATATGCCCATTTGCAGCGTAGAATTTTGAGTTAGCTCGTTTTCTCGTATAAACCTTATCACCCGCGGTAAGTGGTAAACCACTAGCGTGAGAACTATCGTGAAAGTAAGTTACATTAAGATTACTATTTGATACGGAGCAAGCATTGCTACCTTGTACAGCAGAGCCTTGAATCTCAGTATAGTCTTTAGCAACTCTACGCTGTTTAATTGATCTAATTGTTTGACCTTTATGTCTAGCGGTACCTTTACCTGCGTTATTACCTAGTGCCATTATTTACCAAAATAACAAATTGCTGGATCCTCATCAGTTGTAGCAAATGAAGTCCATCTACCATATATAGTTGTACCTGCGGATATAACTAGTCCAGTAGCATCCATACCACCAGCACCGTGTTGTTCATCAATACATATTAGCATTTGAGAACTAGGTGATAGTCCAGCAAACGCAGTATTACCATGACCCACTAATGTAACATTTGCTCCATCTACTTTAGATATTTTAACGCCTCTAGCGTTTGGTCCGTTGTATATTGGAGTTGGTGTTTGAGTATCTATAGCTAAAGCTGTGCCTCCTCCGTCACCATCACCATCACCATCTACTTGTGCGTTAGCATTTGCTAGTAAAACAAATTGACCTGGTTTTACTTTTGTATTAGCACCTGCTGTCATTACTACTGTTGTTATATTACTACCACTGTCATTTAGCGCCACTGACGCAACACCGTTAATGTTACCCGTGTTTGCGGCAGCTATAAAAGTAGCATCACTATCCTCTAAACCAAGGTGAGGAAAGTTTGGGCCATTACCATCTAGTTGCTCTGGTAATAAAATTGTTGGTACTACATCTGCTGTAGATACAGCTTGAATTGCAACTATTACATGATCTTTAGGTGGTACTATTATTTGTGATGCTAAATCAGTGTAAGCACTACCTAATTGTCCGAAGTTATAAGCAACTCCTGTTGAATTTATTCCCATAATTATTTTTTATTTATTTTGTTGTTGTTCATTTTTCTTTGACGATCCGCCGAAGAAAAAATCGACTACCGTATTAACCTTGGCGCTCATAGCACCAAATATTGTAGAGATAAAACTTATCTCAAATTCTCCTAACTCTAGATCACCCATTACGAAGTATCTAAACATCATAAAGCTTAATCCAAAGTACGCGATTGTAAATAACGTCGCAAGTATCTTTTGAATAAGTGCATCGTCTTTATACATATCACGAGCGCTCTTCCTGTCTTCGACCTCTTTGTTGAAAGCTTCAGTTTCGGCTTCAAGTAATAATTTTCTAAGAGCGAGCTTCGCTTCATCGCGCTCTTTGTCTGTTGTAATAACCTTGTCAAGTATTCCTTCTGCATTGTCTACTACTTTGCCGAATAAGCCACCTATAAATTTTCCTATCATCTATTATTATCTTTTATCATATCATCGATAGACTTATTCATTACCTTATCGGTGTATGACTTGTTAT